TAAAGTAAAGCGCGTTACCCCCCTGGATTGCCCTTTAGAATTTAACCCAAATTCTGGCCCCCAGCTTCAGCGTTTACTCTACGAAGAACTGGAACTGCCAATTATTGAATACACCAAACAATCTAAAGCCCCTTCTGTTTCTAGTGACACGCTGGAAAAACTCAAACTACACGCAGATAGCGAATCTGTACTGGCTCTGTTGAACCAACTGCTGGACTTTAAAGCCGTTGATAAGATCATCTCTACGTTCATTCCTCCAATGGAAAGTGCTATCGAAGGTTTAGATGGCGGTTACTATTTGTTTGGTAATTTCAATCTAGGCGGCACAGTTTCTGGTCGATTGTCCAGTTCAGCGCCTAATCTGCAGAATCTGCCGGCTACAGGCTCTAAATACGCAAAAGCCATTAAAAACTGTTTTCGTGCGCCGCCAGGATATCTGATGATTGGTTTGGACTTTGCCTCTTTGGAAGATCGTATCTCTGCGCTCACAACCAAAGATAAAAACAAACTGAAAGTCTACACAGACGGCTATGATGGTCACTCTTTGCGCGCTTATGCATATTTCAAACAGCATATGACTGATATTGATCCAAACTCGGTAGACAGTATCAACTCTATCGAAGACGAGTATCCGCAATTTCGTCAGGACAGTAAAATGCCAACCTTTGCTCTGACTTATCAGGGCACGTATCACACGTTGATGGTAAAAGGCGGATTTTCAGAAGAAGATGCAAAAAGCATCGAGCAAAGCTATCACGAGCTTTACAAAGAAAGTGATGCCTGGATTGAAGACAAACTCAATACAGCCTCTCAAACCGGCTATATCACAGCTGCCTTTGGTTTGCGTGTACGCACACCTTTGCTGCATCAAGTGGTCAGAGGCAACAAAGCAACCCCTTATGAGGCATCAGCTGAAGGCCGCACTGCAGGCAACGCATTAGGCCAGTCTTGGTGTCTGCTAAATTCGCGCGCCAGCGCAGAATTTATGCAGACTGTCAGAGCAGGCAAATATGCTACAAAGATAAGACCCATTGCTCATATCCATGACGCTCAATATTACATCATTCCAAATGATCTAAAAATTATAGCTTACGTAAACAAGCATCTTGTCAAAGCTGTTGAGTGGCAGGACCACCCCGACATTAAGCATGATACTGTGAAGCTTGGCGGCAATCTTTCGATCTTTCATCCATCCTGGGCAGAAGAGATCAAGTTGCCAAACAATGCAGGACCAAACGCTATTCAGCAAACTATCTCTGATCATTATGAAAAAATAAGCAAAGCAAAGCAAAGCAGTTGATTTGTTATCAAAGCGTAGTAAGATTGTTCCCTACCTCGGAGGAAAGTCATGAAAATTACAAATATAAACGACATCAGCTTGCCTCTTGCTGTGTGGCTCGCAGCTGACACTTATGATTTCACGCCCAGTGAGTTTGCAATCTCTGCAACCTCTTTACTTCGCCCGTTACGTCAGACGCTTTTAGAACGTCGCCTGACAGCGGAGACAAAAGAAGTGCCGGATGTGACAGATTTTATTGCATCTCGCATGGGTCATTCTTTGCATGATGGCATCGAACGCGCATGGCGGGGCGATTATAAGGACGCCCTCAAACGCTTAGGATACCCTGACAAGCTCGTAGAAAGCGTCAGAATTAACCCAACAGAGCTTCAGGAGGGTGAGATACCAATTTACCTAGAACAGCGCTCAGAGCGCGAATTTATGGGGTATACGGTATCTGGAAAGTTCGACATGATCCTCGATGGCGAGCTCAATGATTTTAAATCAACGTCCGTTTATGGCTACATGAATGGATCCAACGATGAAAAATACATTCGCCAGGGCAGCATCTATCGGTGGCTTAATCCCGACAAAGTCACCAAAGACTTTATGAACATCCAATTTATCTTTACAGATTGGTCACGAGCGCAAAGCAAAGCAAATCAAAACTATCCAAATCAAAGAATAGTTACCAAAACTTACCCGCTTATGTCTGTATCTGAAACAGAAGCTTGGATCACAGATCGTCTAAGCCAAATAGAGACGTTCAAAAAAACCCCCCAAAGAGATCTCCCACGTTGCTCCGATAAAGAGCTTTGGCGGGGCAATACCATTTATAAATACTTCTCAGACCCAACTAAAACATCTGGACGCTCGGCAAAAAACTTCAAAGACAAGCTTAAAGCCAATTTGCATCTGCAAGAAAAAGGCAAAGGCATCATCATTGAAGTTCCCGGACAAGTGAAAGCTTGCGGCTATTGTCCAGCGTTTCCAATTTGCACTCAAAAGGACGACTACGCCCATGAATGAGTTTTCTTCTGATACACATCATCCCTTTATTGAAGAAGTCACCGAAGTTCTGTCACACAGAACACAAAACAAAGATAAACCATTTTTTCGCATACTTGGCGCCTATTATCTATTTACTGTCGCATCCACTATGGGGGCCAAGCTTGTCTCAAAAGAGCGCGGTGAAGTACCAGTGAACGGTTACGCAGTCGCTCTATCTCCGTCAGGGACGGGCAAAGGCTTTTCCACAAACCTGTTAGAAGCGTATGTCTGCCAAGGCTTCAGGAAAAGCTTTATCGACCACACAATGCCCATCTTATCAGAACAAAATATGTGGACATTGGCGCGACGTAGGGCCGCCATGAAAAACACTCACGAAGATGAAGAGTTTCTTGGCTTGGAAAAAGAATACAAAGATACTGGCTCCTTTACCTTTGATTTTGATAGTGGAACCGTTCCGGCACTGAAGCAAATACGCCAAAAAATCCTGCTTGCAGGTACGGGCGCAATCAATTTTCAAGTGGACGAGATCGGCTTAAATCTCAGCAGTATTGCTGATATGCTTCACGCCTATCTCGAACTTTATGACCAAGGCCTTATCAAAGAAAAGCTGATCAAGAACACCAACGATAACAAACGCAACACACCACTTGTCGGCAAAACGCCTACAAATATGCTGCTCTTTGGTACACCAACGCGTTTGTTTGACGGTGGATCCACAGAAGATCATTTCTACAGCTTGCTTGATACAGGCTATGCACGCCGCAGCTTCTTTGCTTACGGCACACCTATTCCTGCCTCAGAAAATGAATCTCCAGCACAGATTTATGACAATCTTGTTGATCTGACCGACATAAACCGGCTCAACAAATGGTCTTCGCTGTTTACTGATCTGGCGGATCCAGCCAAAAACAATTGGCGCATCAATGTGCCCCGGAATGTCTCAGAACTTCTGATTGCATATCAATCCCACTGCAAGAAATTGGCAAAAGCCATGCCGGAGTTCGAAGTCATCCGTCATGCAGAAATGTCTCACCGATATTTCAAAGCCTACAAACTGGCAGGTGCATTTGCGTTCATCGATGAAGATGACGAGCTCACCGAGAAGCATCTACGCCAAGCGATTAAGCTGACTGAAGAATCTGGTGAAGCCTTTCAGAAGATTTTCAGACGTGAGAAATCTTACATGAAACTGGCACGCTACATTGCAGGGGTCGGCGCAGAAGTAACCCATGCCGACTTGTTTGAGGCTTTGCCCTTTTACAAACAAAGCAATGCGGCACGTCAAGAACTCCTCACAATGGCTGCAGCTTGGGGATACCGTCAGCATATTATCCTCAAGAAAACCTTTGTCGATGGCATCGAGTTCTTCTCAGGTGATACACTCAAAGAAACAGATCTCGAAGAGATGACGTTTTCTTACAGTCGAGATTTTGCACAAGGCTATGTCCCAGAAACGCAGCCATTTAATCAGTTGCATAAACTCATTATGGCGCCAGGACATCACTGGGCAAATCATCGGTTTGTAGACCAACACCGAACCGAAGCAAATGCTTTGCCTGGCTTCAATATGATTGTCTTGGATGTGGATGGCACATTTCCAATGAACCAAGCACAAAAAATACTCAAAGATTATGTTTGGCTCATGCATACAACAAAACGGCACACAGAAGATGTCCATCGTTACCGTATCATTATCCCTATGAACTATGAGCTCAAGCTTGATAAAGCAGAGTATGTTCAATTCATGAAAAACCTTAGCGACTGGCTGCCATTTAAAGCTGATGATAAAACTTTTCAAAGATGCAAGAAATGGCTCACAAACAGCAAAGCAGCGTACACTTACAGCAAAGGCACAGAGATTTTAGATATTCTGCGCTTTGTGCCAAAAACATCTAAAAACGAACAGTTTGCAGAAGCCAATAAATCACTTGCGTCTCTGTCTAACTTAGAACGCTGGTTTGCTTCTCGCATCAGTGACGGCAATCGTAACGATTCACTTATAAAATACGCTTTTGCCTTAATGGACAGCGGCATGAAATATTCAGACATTGAAGCCCATGTCTTAGATTTCAACGCCAAAATTCAAGAGCCATTGTCTGAAGATGAACTGCGCCGGACTGTTCTTACGTCTGTTGCTAAAAAAATTAATCAAAATCCATGAGGAGCATATGAACCAAAATGACCAACTTGTATTGATTGCTGGAGAGTCTGCATCAGGCAAATCAGCATCATTAATGAACTTGAAAGGGGAGGGACGTGTTCTCTACCTGAACTGCGAAAGCGGCAAACGCTTGCCGTTTCGCAACAAGTTCACAACCAAAGTGATTACAGATCCAATGCAGATCATCGAAGCTTTCGAATATTTGCGAAACGGAGGGGCTAGTAAGTTCGACACTGTTGTGATCGACACGCTAACATTCTTAATGGATATGTATGAAAGCCAGTATGTGTTGGGAGCCGCCAATACAATGAAGGCATGGGGTGAGTATCAGCAGTTTTTCAAACGGATCATGCAAGTCTTGGTTCCGTCTGTAAAACAATCTGTGATTATCCTAGCGCATACCCGTTCTGATCTTGATGAGAAAGCAATGGAGATGCGCACATCAGTACCTATTAAAGGTGCTTTAAAAAACAACGGTGTTGAAAGTTATTTCTCGACCGTTGTAGCAACTAAAAAGATTGCTCTAACATCATTGGAAGATTACCAAAACGATCTTCTTAATGTGACCGAGCAGGATGAGTTGCTTGGGTACAAACACGTTTTTCAAACCCAGCTGACAAAGCAAACAATTGGAGAACGTATTCGATCCCCAATGGGAATGTTCACAAAACCTGAGACGTTCATAGATAATGATGCTCAGGGACTGCTTGATCATTTGCATGGCTATTACAGCTAACCAAACCAAATCAAAACAAACCAAAGGAGGGCCATATGGGTCTTTTCGATACTCTAACAACTGAAGGGCTTGAAGAAAGCAAAGATGTCGCTGGCGGTGCGTACCAAGCGCTGCCTTCTGACATTTACTCTGCAGTTATCAAACTTGCTTACGCAGGTAGCTCACGCAGTTCTGAAGCGCGTAGCGTTACGTTTCACGCTGACATCAATAGCACTGAATATCGTGAAACAGTATGGATTACGTCAGGCAAAGGAGTGAATTACTATGTTTCAAAAGAAGATGGTAAAACACGTATTCCTCTCCCTGGTTTTTCCACTATTGAAGAGCTTTGCCTTCTCGCAACTCAAGAGCCACTATCTGCGCAAACAACAGAAGAAAAAGTAGTTAAGCTCTACAACTTCGAAGAAAGAAAGGAAGTGCCGACACCTGTGCAAGTGCTGACAAGCTTGATTGGCAAAGAAGTCAATCTTGGCATTCTTCGTGAAATCGTTGACAAGACCGCCCGTGACGATTCCGGTAACTATGTACCAACTGGAGAAACACGGACACAAAACGTAACCTCAAAAGTCTTTCACCCTGAATCAAATAAGACGGTAAACGAATACCGCCATGAGGTAAAAGACCCAGAGTTTTACGAAACCTGGATTGCACAGAACCAAGGCAAAGACCGGAACCGTGCAAAAGGGGCATCAACAACCGCAACAAAAGGCGCATCTGGTAATGGGCGCCCGGAGCCAGCGAAGTTGTTTAGTTAATGACAGTAATAATAGGTATTGATCCCGGATTTTCTGGCGCAATTGCGCATTTATCTTCCAATGGCACGTTAGAGATAAGGGACATGCCTATTGTTTCTGATCTTAAAGGGCGATCTGTTCTTAACCTTTACGAGCTTCATGACCTTTTTTCTCCTAAAGCTGAAGAAGAACACGTAGCTGTTTTAGAACAGGTCGCTTCTCGACCAGGGCAAAGTGCGCCAGCGACCTTTAGATTCGGTCAAGGCTACGGCGCACTTGAGATGGGACTGGCTGCCCATAAAATACCAAAAAGAACAGTCACGCCTGCCAAATGGAAAAAGTATTTTGGCCTGTCAAAAAACAAAGGTGCTTCTCGCGGCTTAGCCATCGAGAGGTTCCCACAACATGCAAGCCTATTCACACGCGTCAAAGACGACGGGCGAGCAGAAGCCGCTTTATTGGCTCTTTATGGAAAAGAAGTATTGTATGACAAAAGATAACGTACTGCTGTAAAGGCAGGGGTCAGCATACAAAGCTATCCAAACACACCCCAATAAACCAAACCAAAGCAAATCAAGAGGAACCAAATCAAATGCAAATCACGCTTAATCAAGACGAAATCCATGATGCACTTAAAGATTATGTGCGCCAGCGTATCTCTATCAAAGACAATCAAAACATTGAGATTGATCTGAAAAACGGCCGTGGTGAAAATGGAACCACCGCAACCATCAACATTACGTCTCCGAACGCCAAAAATGTGCGCGCTCTTTCTACACCAATAGAAGAAGATCCATATAATGCAGAAAATGTGCCGGCTGAAAACGAAGAAGAGCCCGTAGACGAACCGGCACTCTTTAACTAGATGCAGTTCCTTATTTTCCTTTTATGGATCTGCATCGTGCTGGGTCTTATCTCAAGCATCATTGCTGGCATCTATGTGCTGACCATACAGCTGCTTGTTTTAGCCTGTGTGGGCTTCATCACTCACCTTTTTTATCGGCGTTACCACAACCGATAAAAATCCTGGGACTGTTTGCCTCAAGACATCCCGGAAGA